ATTATCAATAACATAAATATTATCATTAGCATCAGTAGCTATTGCAGTCAAATTTTGATAACGTGGATTTGCGCCATCGACGTACTCTCTAATATAAGATATACCTTGAAGTATTGCAACACCACTAAAAGACGAAGTGTTACCGTTTGGCTCTACTTTACGAATGACTGGAAAATCATCAATAACGTAGCAGTTGCCTTTTGAATCGGTTGCTATTGATTGTGGGAATTTAAAAGTAGATTGACTTCCTATTCCGTTGTTGTAACCGTTATTTAACTCGTAAATATTCGGATTTGTTGTGCCTGAAAGTGTTGTTACTCGTATCATATATTGTCGTAAAAAGTTTGTGTTTTAAAATTATAATAAGGGTTTGTAAATTCACTATTTGGCAAATCATCAATAAGCACTTCATTTTCTAAAAGTTCAACTTCTACTAAAGTGCCATATAAAACTTGACCAGTATTTTTGTCTACCACTACTTTCATATTTTTAGTTTGTAATTAATAATTCTCTTAAAACCGTACTATCCCCACCGTTTGCTAATTGTGCCGTTGTAAGTATAAAAATACTGTTTGCTGGGTTGTAAGCAGTTGAGGCTTCCGCTAAAGAAGCTGAACCAGTATCTTGACCGCTACTAATACCGTTATCCGTAAAATTGTACCCTCTTAAGTTACCACCAGTTATAGTAAATGTTCTATTACCTATTTTAGCGTAAATACCAGCATTATTTAGCGTTGCTATTGTTACTGCACCACTTAAAGAATTTACTGTGTTAATTCTTACTCTATACGTACAAGTTCCTAAAGTACCAGTTTTAATAAACCTTGCCGTTACTAATTGCATTATATCGTTTGTGCTAAAGAAATTGCCAACTATTTCATCTGAACTTAAAATAGCTTCTATTGTTACTCCAGTAACTGGAGAAGAGGCAACGGCACGTTTTACCGCATTAGCCGTTCTATTGTTTAAAGCAGTTTGAGTAGCCGTGCTAATTGGTTTATTCGCATCGCTTGTATTGTCGACGTTTGCTAATCCTACTGCTGTTTTATCTAAAGTTTGAAACGTTTTATCGCCTCTATAATATTGTGCAGTAGTACCAGCCGTTATTGTGTTTTCTTTTGTTGCTAAAGCATCAAAAACACCATTAGAACTAACTGGGTTTTCGCTTCCGTTTGTTGGTGTTGCATCAACTGTTATTTCTTCTATTACATTAGATATAACTCTATAAATCCAATACTCAACACCAGATACTATTTCACTTAAAAATAAATATCCTCTTTGATTACTAGATATACCAACAGCACCCCCTTGAACGTCAACACCATTTACAAAAATCTGTGTATCTAAGTCAAAAGAAACACCACCTCCCCAATTATCTAAAATAGCCTCAAAAATTAATTCGTCTCCGACCTCAAATATTCCAGCGTTTAAAAAGAAATCTCCATTACCTCTTTTTAAAACCACTTTTCCTCTATCTGCTAATTCAAAAACAGCATCATCAGAGTTGTTTGGTGTAAATCTAACACCCCTTCCCCCTTCTCCAAGAACTTGTTGTAGGGTTTGAGAACCGCCACCGCCACCAGTTGCATTAATAACATAAGGGTCATCTAAAGTACCCGAACCAGTTATAGTTACGTTTGTTCCAGCTTCAATAAAACCAGCGATTGATGTTATTTCGCCATCTCTTTGAAAAGCTGGGTATTTTAACTCTTCTAATCTTAGCGATAATTCAGTAATAGTACTAAAAGTTTCAGCACCGCCCCCATTGACATCATCATATAACGTTATATCCTCTACATTATAAATAAGTCTTTTAGCTAATCCTTGTTCTACTATTTGAAAAGTAAGATTGTCAGCACTAAAATAGAACTTAGATATAATGAACGAGCCAAGCACACTATCAATATGCAACCACGTTTTTAATGATTTTTTACGAATTATTAAAGTACTCATTTTACTATTTTAAATTTAAAATCGCCACTAACTGGGTTTACGCTTGACCCTGAATGATTGTGTAATATTACGCTAACTTCATCGGTATCGGTAACAACTGGATAACTTACAATCAATCCTAATGTAATCAATTCCGCTGGATAAGTCATTGTAACAAAGTCACCAATTTCTGCACCTTCTAAAGTAACGGTTAAGACGTGATTTGAATTACTTGATATACTTGGTACGTCTATTGTTTCTGTTGTTTGCAAAATTATATCTCTTGGGAGTGTATAATCGTGTAAAATAGATTCGCTTGTGTTTAATTTTTGTATGCAAAAACCATCAAGGTTTAAATAAAAAGAATTTGATGCAGCACTAGATTGTTTTTCTAAAGTCCATTTAAAAGTATAATCTCTACTCGAATCAAAATACGTATATTGCCCAAATCTATACCAATCGCCCTCGTTTGGCATTGTTGTCATATTTATTGGAAAATCAATACTACCTAATAAAGAACCATCTTGAAATATCTCTAATTTTAAATTAGTATCTATATCGGTTTGAACTAACTCCCTATTTAAATAAAAAGAAGTAAAGTAAAAATCAGGACTATCTGTTCTAAATTTATAATTATTGCCAACACCATTAAATACAAAATCTGTATTTTTATAGTCTAAATCTAATATTTGTAATGAATAATGCCCTTTAAATATAAACGGATTGTCTGTATTACCGCCAGTCTGCGCTTCTCTTACATTTAAACTTCCAGTACCTGAAACTATTATATAATCAGGCTTAGAAACAAAGCCTAAGTAATTGTTAGCTACATTTTGACTAAATTTATTTTCTATTCTAATACCTTGTGACATAATTAATTATTTGCGCTAATTGTTATTGAAAATTGAACAGTTGTACTAGGTGTTATAATGCTTGTTGAATTTAAAGCATAAGGAGTATAATTAACATTTACACCTAGATAAGGGCTTGTGTCGCCTCTAAACTCATTTGTTTTAAAATCAAATATTTTTGTTCCTATTGGCAAAGCAACTGACCCAGCGTATGTATAACTACCATCTACTCTAACATTTCTACCTTGTTTTACAATTTGAATAGAATAGGTTATGTCGTTATTTGTTTGTGTTGTGTATGTTTCGCTAGTTGAATTATCTGAAACCTTCGTAGGGTATAATTCGTTTATAACTTCAAGCATAGAATTTCTATGTTTAGTTATATTAACAACAGATGTTATAAATCCGTTTACTGCGCTTATTAAAGCTGATTTTGTTGCCATATTAATTTATTAAATAATCGTTATTATATTGGGTGTTGTCGTATTCGCCATCTGTTATTGTAAAACTCCAATCAGTTGTACTGCTAATGTCTTCGTAAACTTCGCTAAAAACACTATTAAATAAACCAGTTGTAAAGTTTATATAATAGCTACCATTTTCGGTTATTATACCAGTTATATCAATGCTAAAATTATTGTCTGATATAAGTATATCATTTTCGGTAAAAGTCTCAAATAAATCGCCATCTTTAAATAATTTTAACGTCCCTGCACCTAAAACAACATCTCGATTGAAACTGCCTTGAATAGAAGGTACTAAACCAGCTAATGTTATACTACTTGCAGGATAGAACGTAATTAAATCAAACGCACTAAATATTTGATACTGATAAGTAAATGTTTCGTTATAGTCAATAGGAACTTTAAAATCAATATTAAATGTATTGGTATTACCTACTCTCGGTTTACTTGGTAATGTTTGCTTTGTTGTTACTCTATTACCGTTTATAAAAACTACATCATGCCCAAGCAAATCATTTAAACGTCTGTATGTAAAATTATCTATTTTATCAAAAAAATACTGCTCGTACTCGGTGCGAATCATTCTCGATGTTTCCTTTCTACCGTATTGGGTAGTATATTCGCTTGAATTACTTTCGGCATCATTAACCGTAAATAAGCAACGTAAAACAATAGATTGATAAAAAGCATCAGTAGCATTTTTATAATCAAATCTACTACTTTCTTTGTCATACATATTTGTAATATTCAAAGGGTTGCTATACCAAACATAATTAGATACAGTATGCTCAAATTTTAAGAAAACCGTTTTAGCGTAGTAATCAGTATTTATTTTCGTAACCTCAAAACTAATTTGAGGCAATCCGTTTTTAATAAATTCAGATATTGCAATATTATCGGTTATGTTTTGCAGTTCCTTTTCGTTGCAATCAATAATAGTTACTTTGTAATTACCGTTAAATGCTATTCCTTCTTTAGTGTTTGTCGTTTGAGTATAAGTTTCATTAGGTCTTAATACAATTTGACCGTAATAAACTAAATTAGCCAAAGGACTGTAACGAGTGTTTTTAGCATCGTTAAATTTAGGCTCTAGTCTTATGAAACTTAAATCATTCATTTATTAAAGTTGTTAAAGCATCAGTAAAGGCAACTATATCCGTATATGCTACACCGTTAATTTTAATCTTTGTAAATCTAACTGGTGGATATAACTGTATATCATTGCTATCAAACAAAAGTACAAAAATATTATTAATTTGGAACGATTCTAAATTATTTTTATTTGGATATTGTGGATAAGTTATACCACTACTTGTTATTTCCATAAAATCGCCCTCGAATTTCTCTTCAAGCACTAAATCTAATTCCTCTGTTATCCAAGTATATTCCATTTCTTTAACATATCCTTTTATAGTGCGTTCATTGTCAAATTTTACCGTTACATATCCTTTTACTTCTCTAACATCTTTAATTAATTGTGTTGCTTTATCAAAAGGACAATAAACTTTTACACTATGCAATAAAGGCGTTACAATCTTTTGCGTTGATATAATTTCGTTAATAATATCCGCACTATCCTCAATCGGTGCGCTTTCTCCTATTTTTTGCGTTTTTAGACTACCATTTGTTTTAAATGATGTCGTTTTAATTACGCCATTAGGTTTAAACTTTGTTGCAGTAGCTAAATACTTATACCAGCGTTTTATATTTCTAGCCCAATGATAATCTAAGTTTGAGTAGTCATTAGGATTTGATACGCCTTCTATTAAAGTATAGCCTTCATTAGTTTGGTTAGTGTAAAGCACATTAGTGTAAAACCAACGCATTGTTATTAACGCTTCTCCAGTAAAATTTAATGTTCCTGAAACTCGTATTAAAGTTAACACCGAAGGCGTTATTGATAAAACAACGTAACTACCAACGTTTTCCCCAGCATCTATATAAAAATTACTTGTGTTATTAAAACCTAACAATCCCCAATTAAATTTTAAACCATCGCCATTAGAATTATTGTTTAAAATTTCTAATCTATTACTGCTTAAAACACGCATTTGTAATACCGCACTAAAACCACCTTGACTGTTTGGCGCTAAAGGAACGCATTTAAGGATAAATAAATTATCATCATTTTCTAAAGATTTTGTTTGGTCGTTATCAAATGCTCTTTTACGTGCCTCTTCAATCAAAAAGGCACTTCTAATATGATTGATTTCTACTTTTAAATTAGAATCTACATTCTCACTAATAAACTTTTGCGTTTCTGTATGTACATCATCAATAGAATTTTCGCCATTGGTTGCTCTATTATCGCTTGACCTTTTATATTTAAATTCAGCCGTTTTCAGTGAATATCGTTTGTTGTATCTCGAATTAGCTTCAAGACTTGGGATATTTTCAAAAACTGCCATTTCTACATCGTTATAATACTTTTCGTATGGCAATAATTCGACGTTATCGGGGTTTATTTGAATATCCGAACAAGTTTCGTCGCTAAAGTTCATTAAGTCTTTAAACTTGTTGTTAAAAGGCTTATCTGTAACTTGACCCAATAACAACCCATTAAAGGCAAAATTATCGTAATGCTCGCCATTTACATCGTAATCGGGTGCAATCAAATCAATATCTGCCAAAGATTTTACATTATGCTTTGCTAAATCTATTAACCTAACGCCTTTTGTTATAGAATCAATAGCAGTAGATGTAGCTGTTAATTCTAAAGAGGCATTATAAAAAGTTGTTTTTAGTATTAAATTTTTATTTAATCCGTTTATTTGTGAAAAAAAGAAATAAATCTTTTCCCCAATATTTAAAGTGCCTAAATCTAAATCAATAGTTTGGTTAAATGTATAACTATTTACTGAACCTGACAATGTACCTATAAATGGACTTGTAAAAAATCTATACTCGTTTGGTGTATTTAAATTACTACCTACGTCGCTACCTTTTACTAATAAACCTATAATTTGCGCCCTTGATGCTATTCCGTTTGTGTCAAAAACTTCTATTTTTAAATTAAGCGTAATTTTTGCTTTTATTTCAGACAACAAATTTTGCGCCCTAACTATATTGAAATCTTCTCTTGGTGGATTCCAAGTTCCGTTGCCTTGATTTCTTGAAAAATCAGTTAAAAACGCTAAAGTATCATCTATATCGCTTTTTTCTAAACCTCTTATTTGATTAAAAAAGTTTTGACCTAAAAGATTGTTAGCTGATAATTGGTCTGAAAACATTACAGCACCATTTTGCGCTTTCCATATACTTTGCTGAACTATTGGTTTAGCTTTTAAAAGAATATCAGTAGTAGCGCATGGTGTTATAGTTCTACCATCTAAAGCCGTATCGCTAAAAGCATTTATGTCGGTGTCTTCAAGTCTTTTAATTACTTCTCTATTGGTGTTTTGAATTATCTTAACTTTGATGTTATCAAACTCCACAACAGCAGTAGAATAGCTAAAAATACCAGTAGAGAATAAAATATCATCTAACTGCAATAAATACTCGATTTTACCCTCCCAGCCATCAGTTTGAAATATATCAATCAAATAATCAAAACCTAAAGAAGCGTGGTTAATTACTTCGCCATTAGGCAACGTTTGGATAGTGTCTACTTTTTCAAAGAAACTTCTACTAAATGTTAGTTCCGAATCCTCGTTTGCTATAACTATATCCCTTCCAAATCGCTTGTCGTCTTGTTTTACTTTATAGCTTGACTGGTCAAATCCAACTGGTTCGGATATTTCAATAGTTCCCAATTCGGGAAGTGTTATAAATTTAATAAGGTGCTTAAACATCGATTGTTTTATAATTGATTACGCTATTTAATAACTCTTTTGTTTCGTTTTGTTTTCTTAAAAAAACTTTTCGCCCTTTTGCATTTTCTATAATTGTTAATCCTTCTTTATTTGCGATAACGTTTTCTAAAGATTTGATAGAATTTGTAATTTTTTCAGTTTCAAAATTAACTTCAACTTTAGGCATTGATATGCCGTTGCTGGCTAATATTGAATTTAAACCGTTATCAAAAATCATAGAGGATTCTTGTGCCGTAAATACTTTATCGCCTTTTTCAAGCATTGTAAGTTGCGCACCTTTATCGCTACCTAATGATTTGATACGACCTTTTTTATCCGTAATAATTTCACGCCCTTTTTCTTGTGTCCAAGCTAATCCTTCGGGTGCATTGTCAGTACCTTTCCAAAATTGTGGGATTTCTTGACTTAATACGATTCCTAATTGTGCCGCACCGATTGCACCGATTAATATTGCTAACGTTCCAGTAGGGTCTCTAAGTAAAGATGCTACAATAGCTTGAGCAGTATCAGTAACAATATTAAATACAGCTAATTTCTTTTGCGCTTCTGCTTGTCTTCTCTCGATTGCTCGTCGTCTTTGTTCATATTGTCTTTCGATTTCTTCACGTGCTGAAACACTTTCGCCAGCAAATAAAATAGCTATATCCCTTTCTTTTTCTAGGTTTGCAAATTGGTTTTGAAACCTTACATTTGAAATTTCAGCTAAGGTGTTTACCAATTCCTGTGATAACTCGACAACTTCCTCTGAATGTTGCTCCCAAAATCCCTTAGTTTCTTCTAATCCTTGTTTAACTCTATTCGAGTAAACACGCATAAACTCATTAATTCCATCGGATTTAATTACTTTACTTGGGTCTTCAATTAAATCAATTGATTGTTGAAGTCCATCGATAATAGTTTGAAAATCTTGAAATTCTTGACTTGTACTAGAAACTTGTTGTTGTAAATCTTTAAACCCTTTTTGTTGGTCTTTTAATCTTTTCAAAAAACCTTCTTGTGTTTCTGTTTGTAAAGTTACCGCCTCAATATCTTCTCGTTTAGCTTTAGCTAATGCTTTTTTAGACTTTTCTTCTTTATAGTCTAAAAGTATCGCTTCTTTTTGTTTTTCTAAAGCAAAAGATGTTAGTGTATTATTTATTTTATCTAAATCAGCTTTTTCTTTATTTAATTCGTTTAATTCAGTTGTTAATTTATTTCTTCTTTCATAAGTTTGAGACAAAGCAATACCTTGAGAATTTGTTACGTTGTTTGCGCTTTGTAATTCCTTTTCAGTCTTTAAAATATTTCTACTAGCAATGTCTATTTGTTTTTGAACTTCTAGTTTTTTTATTTCAATATCAATTATTTTAGCTTGGTTTTCTGTTATTTTAGTAACTGCCGCATTTGCTTTTGCTCTTGATAAAATTGCCTCAGTCAATTCTTTTTCTGCTTGTGCGGTTTGTCCCGCTAATATTTTTTCTGTGCTTAGATTGTCAAAATATGCTGGGTAAGTCGATTGTAATTCTTTAACGGCAATCATTCTTTGTTGATACGTTAAAGTTGTGTCTTTAGCAATAGCTAAAAGTGATTTTAGTTTTAACGTTTCTTCTACTGCGTTTTTCGCTCCTTCTTGTGAAACATCATTTAATTGTTTTTGACTTTCTTTTAACGCATCAACGCCCTTGCTTGTTTTAAATGTATTACTTAAAAATTCTCCAATTTCTTTACCATAAACAGTAAGCAATGTTATTCCAACACCTAATAAAGTTTGCCAACTAAAAAACGCACCAGCTAATTGTTTTAATACGCTTGTAGTTGGTTTACCCTCTGCTTGTAAAAACTTATTTTGGTCGATTGCATTTTTAATAGCATCTGTAAATATTGGAATATTATTAGATAACGCCATAAATCCAGTCTGAACCGAATAAGTAAACGCTGGCATTTCCCTTGTTAACTGATTTACAGAGTTACCTAAAGAATTAAAACCACTTGCATAATTACCTACATTACGTTGGTATTTACCCATTGAAGCATCAACTGCTTTTAATGCTTGGTCGTATCTTTGAATACGCCCTTGCAAAAATTCATATCTTTGAGCTTCTTTTTCTGTTAGTTGCCCCGATAATTCTTTTCGTATGGCTAAATTCTTATACTCGTTTGAAAGTGTGTTTAACTTTTGCTGAACTTTGTTGTAAAGGTTTTGAGAGGCTTCTAACTTTGCTTGTTCACGCTCCAAAGCCTTATTTTTAGCTTCAATACTTTTTTCAAGTCTAATATTAGACTGTTCTAACTGATTGTTGCTTATTTTAGTTCTATTTTGTGCTTGTGCGTATTTTTCAAGCTGAATTTGATGTTTTGCGATACTGGCTTCTAATTTAGCATATTCTTCTACTAATTTCTTTACACCAGCATCCGATTGACTTGGTGTTTTTGCGCCAATCATTTGAGAATTAACTTTACCTACTTTCTCAATAGTTTCAGAAAGTAAATCGTTTACTTTTTTTAAATCCTCGTAAGCCTTAGGACTTACTATATCTATCATTTCACTCATTATGCCGTATTTTTAAGTGATTTTTTAATTGCTGACTTTTCAGCTTCTACAAATTCTGCTAATAACATATCCGAGTTTATAATTCTTGGTGCTAAAGCATTAGCAATAGAATCAACAACGGCAAAGTAGTTAAACTTTTTACCTTTGTTTTTTTCTACTAAATCATTTAATTCTGCCTCTTTAAAAGAAATATCATCTTTTATACACCCAACCTCTGACTGCAACACCCTTTTCATTTCATCATAAAAATCAGTATTAGTATTTACATATATTCCAAATCCTTTTTTTATAGATTCGCACAACTGTAAGTACATTTCATCGGTTAAAATATGTTTGTTTTTATAGATATGATACAAAACCGCTTTTACACCGTTTAATTTGTTTTGTAACACTACTAACTCATTTCTTAACGTTAAATACTCTTTTGCCTCTTCATTATCGGTCTTTATAAACCATTCATCATAAATAGCCATAAAAACAGCTTCCAAGCCTTTTTCTTTTGGCTTAGGTTTTAATAGTTGATAGTTTTTACTATCGAGAATATTAAAAAATACTTTTGCTGGGATATTGTCGTAACTATTGTATTTTGGCATATTCTTTTAATCTTTTTACAAATCGGGGTCTTATTATTTCTTTTTGGTACTTCTCAAATACATTTTGATTCAATCCGAATATATTTTCGCCATACATTTCTTTTAATATATTTCGCTTTCTATCCGTATTGCCAAACTTATATTTACCATTTTTAGGCTTTAATAAATACATAGCATCGACAAACTGACCAGTAAATATTAAATCGACTGCTCCCCCAGCTTTAGGATTCATTCTCTCTTTAAGTATTGAATAGTTAGGACTTCTATAAGCTACGTCAACACCAGTTCCGTAAATATCGCCTTCTATAAAATCTTGTTCTTTAAGAAGTTTTACGGTTTGCTCATCCTTTATTATTTCTTCGCTTACTATTTCTTGAAGTGTTGCTATTTTTTGCACCCTCTTCAATCGTCTTTGATATTCCGCTGGACTGATTCCCATTTGAAACATTTTTGTTCCCACCACAACCGCACCCGCAATCTTTACTGGTTAATGGTCTTGATAGAAAATCGTTAATAATAGTGTCGTTTTGTTGGTTTGTATGCTTTTTAATGTATGCTATCTTTTCCTCATTAGATTTTTTACAAAAGTTTTCAGCATCAATACCATTTAGTTGAATGTTAAATAGTTCTATCATAGTTATTCTTATTTAGACTAAACAAAAATAAGCAATAAAAAAACATCTTTTACAAAACAAAATAAAAAAAGACAGCTAAAATTAATTAACTGTCTTTTAGTTTAAAGATTAAAATTCTTATGCTACTGCCGTAACTGTTCCAGTATCTCCTTTATAAAGTTTTCCGCTGGCTACCTTTGCTACTGCAACCGCTGGAGAAGCCGTTGCATCAAAAGTTGTTACTCTAACTACATCTGCTGAAGCTAATGCCGTGTCGGGTGTTAATTCATATTCTGAATTAGCCGTGTTATACGTTAAAGTATCTATTGCTACGTTTGCGCCATCTACATAAAGTCTTACATTAGAACTTGCCAAAGAAGTGATTTTAACTTGTTTGTTTCTTGCCCAAACTGCTGAAAAATATACTTTATTGTCTGAAATATCCGCTTTACGGATTGTCATTTCTAAATCAACAATATTATTTACACCAGTATTAGCGTTGAAATCTAAATTTGTTAAAAATACTCCTTGTTCGTTTACTTCAAAAGCATCATCAAATTGGTATTTAATAGTAGTTTGTGCTGATACTGTTCCGTTAGTATCTTGCCAACCACCTACATCGTACATACCTACTGAAAATCCTTTGATAACATTACCAGTGCTTCCTACTCTTACTGCTTTAATAACGTTTGTCTCAAATATTTGTAAAACATCCCAAGCATCGTTTAATGAGTAGCCGTACAAAGAGGAGTGAACCTCGTAACCCTTTTTAAGTATTGCAGTTGTTACTGCTAATCCTTTTTGAACAACGGACATTTTACCAGTTGGACTTGTTTCTGTTGTGCTTTCAGGTGTTTCTGAAACTTGACTAAAGCAGTTTGAAATCCAAATAAAATTCCCTTGTTGTATTTGGTCTGTAACATATTCCAACGTGAAAGGCGTAGCATCTAAATCAATAGTTGTGCCTTTAGGAATTAATACATGACCTTTTTCGTTTCCCGCATTGACAACACAACTTTCAAAACCAATGTTTCGACGTGTTCCCGAACAAGAATAACCTAAGTTTGCCATATTTTTTTCTTTTTTTTATTAATTAAAATTTATTTTGTTTATACATTCTGCCCCGTTAAAGATAATTTCGATATTTAAAACAATAGCATTACAAACGTAAACGAGGCTTTCATCTATTTGAGTCATGGAGTAGTTTTTTACCCTTCTTGTTCTATAATTGCTATCTATTCTACTTATTCCGCTTTGTGTTAAAGCCGTTATTAAATTATCTGCTATTGGTTGCAAAACAATATTATAATCGTATTGATGTTGGTAAGGGTTAAACTCATTGGGGCATTGACTTTGATATAAGATAATAATTCGTGCATTTCTACTTACACTTGGTTCATTATCATCCACTCTATCCTCGCCCTCTTCTAACCATATCAAAGGAAAATTTTGACCTTGTGAAAGTGTTAAGTAATTAGCTAAAACTGTTTCAGTCCCCCAATTAAAAAAAATCGGTTTTTCGATTTCGTTTATTATTGGAGTTGGTAAAACTTCTATTATCCTAGCTAATTGGTCTTCAAAAACTATCATATTCCAAAAGAGTTTTTAGTTTCGTAAGTCTTAAACTTTTCAATATCAAATCCTATAAAATCATCTTTTTTATCCAATAAATACCGATACAAACTAACTTCTATTTGCTCTTGATTACCAAACCAGTCTATAAATTCGCCATCGTTATGAACAATAGGATAATCTAAATAACCACCTTGATACTTTTCGATAAATGTTAAGTTAGCATTTGCAATTTTGTATTTTGGACTTGTTAAAGTTGCTTTTTCAGGCTTCCCTTGTGTGTTTCCAACACCAGTTAAATGTTCGTTAGTTTGTGTGATGTACTCTTCAAAAACACGGTATGCGATTAAACTGTAATCATTGTTTAATCCTTCCCATACTTTACCATCGTAGGTATCGCCTTGAACTAACTTTTTATAAGAAGCGTATAGCGGATTGTTTATATCCGCCAACGCTAATTGCAATGTATTATAAGTTGTTAACCCTAATGCGTTCAATAGTATTGATTTCTCTATTTTCACGCATAAATTAGTCAAAGCATTACTACTGTTAGGCGTTGCTAAGGTAGGATTTGCTACCGCTTGTGATACACCCAAAGGAATGTTTAACTCGTTTGCTCTTTGAAAATATGAAACTGTTACTATTTGTGGCATTATTTAATTATTTTATTGTTATACAACCCATTTACCAGCGATAGTAGTTCTATCTCCAGTTGTACCTACACAAACTAATCTTGTATAAGGATAATTGTCGGTATTTACTGCCCAAGTAGCAACTAAACCATTTACGATAGTTACCATATTTTTATCCGCTCCAGTATGTGAAGCGATTGGACTTGCAGTACCTAAACTACCATCTGCAAAGTTTAAAGTTTGAAAAGTTGTACCATCAATAGAACCTTGCAATGCAATAGTACCATCACTTGTTCCACTTACTTGTGTACATACTACTTGAACAGTTTTCGCACCGTTCATTACGTCGGAATTAACGGTAATTGCACCGTTAAGGTCGATACTTGTTAATGTTCTTGCCATAATATTAAGATGCTAAAGTTGTTAATGCGTTAGTTACGTTAGTACAGTGTAAGAATCCAGTTCTATCTACTACTTTAATTAACATACATAATCTCTTACGTGCTTTGATTGTTTTAGCATCTTCTACATATTGAGCGTTAACCAATCCTTCTGAAATTACAATACCGGTTTTTTCGTAAATAGTTGCAAAACGTCTATCTCCGACTACTAATTGATTGTCAGGCATATTATTGTCCTCAACAACTGCAAGGCCAGCAATAGTTCCGTTAACTGGGTCAAATAGGTAGTTATTATCTAAATCTTTTGCTAAGTAATATCTATCAAAAGTATCAGAGTTCATAACCACAATATCAGGATTATATTTTGAACCTCTTGTTTTAACGATTGTAGTACGCATTTTACGAACTAAATCTTTAATGTTTGCGCCTGATATTCCAGAAGCTACTGGAGTATAATCGGGAGCAGAAGTTAAAAGACCTGTAAGGTTTTGCCCAGTACCGTTACCGTTTATAATTTGGTTGTCAATAACTGTATTAACGTTCACTTCAAGGAATCTATCTAATTCAGCAGACGCAAAAGCAGAATCTTCTCCAAACTCTTCTGTTACTGGCAAAGTATCTCCAATTTTACGGATAGGCATAGTTCTTTCGATAAATTTGGCAGTAGATTCGTCAAATGTTCCACCTTCAGCAACAACCGAAGCCGCTCTTACAGTAGTGTCTTCATCCCAGTCAAAGTATTTAATAATACCGTTGTCGTTTGCTCTATTTGAAATTTGTACTTTTGGTAAAACATCATATAAAGCTCTAGCTTTAACACCTAATTGACCAATGTCAGGCAAAAGAAAAGCATTAGTATTTCCTGAAATCGAAGCTCTATTTGTTAATGCTTTTATTTCAAACTCTCCTTTTTGACCATTTACAATGGCTTTTAACTTGTCTTTGTTTTCTTTCAACTCTTCTTCTAGAGTAGGTTGCTTTGTAGACGTTTGCTTCTCTTCGTTTACAGTCAAAGCTAAATCATCTAATTTTGTTTGTAAAGCATCGAAAGTAGCTTTATCTACTGTTTCTTTGCCTTTTAGAGTTTCCAATTCAGCCTTTAGTGTATCATATTCGGCTTTGGAAACTGTTTCATTTTTAAAGGCATCAATTTTGTTGCCTAATTCTTTTACAATTTCTTCCATTGTTTTCTTAAAATTTGTTTAATAATTCTTTTAATAATTCCGTTGCCTTTTCATTGGCTTGTTTTTGAGTGTCGTTAGACGAGTCGTTATCTTGAGTGCCTTTCGGCGATTCAATATTCTCTTTAGTGCTTATTTCTGCCGTAGCTGAATTACTACCATAAGGTAATAGACTTGATTCCATTACGTTTTTAGCCTCTTCAACACCATAGAAATAATCTATTTCTTTAAAATCATCTTTATTAACTATTAAAGGATATACCTTTTCGTAATATTGATTGTATTTTGCATAATCAGGATTGTCAGACTTAAATCCCATTTCAACTTTAACATACTGCATCCTAACAGATAGTTGTAGTTTTCTTTTAGCATCAATCCAACCTTTAATAGTTTGATTTTGTATTTTATCTTTACGGCATTTATAAACTAAACAATAAGTACTGCCTTCATAGTCTTTACCTAATAAATTCCATTCTATTTTAGCCGTAAACATTTCTACATCCTCAGGAAAAAATAAAATATTTTCAGCTTTAGAAAAATCGTGATGCCAAATAAGATAGTTTTTACCTTGTTGATTTTTAACTGTTCTATTCCAGTTGCCATCTAAATGAACATCTTTATGACTGTCTAAGAAATTAGCTGAATTAACAACAAAATAATAGTAATCGCTATCAAACTTAATAGCTTTTTCAGTAGACTGAAACGCTTTCTCTATTTTATTTTGGTCAGTCATTAACTGCAAACTTTTTTTATAAGAAAAATATATCTCTGACTTTTTAGCATCAATGATTAATCCTTCATTATCTACTAAAGCCTTAAATAAGTCTTCTTTAGTTTCAAAGTTTTTGTCTAATTCTTTACAATATATCATTTTTTAACTTCTTTATTTTTTAACAATAAATCCCTTTTCTTTATCAAAGAATCTCTTATCTCTTTAGGTAAATTCGTGTTCGATAAAATTCTATCAATTTCTTTAATACTCATAACCCTAACTTTAATTTAAATTCATCACTCATTTTTTTAGCATCAACTGGCGTAAGCGTTCCATTCTCTAACCCTAACTTAATAGCGTTCTGCATTTCTGTAAATGATTTTATTTTTTCGTTTACTACTGGTTGCATTACTGCCAAATGGTCATAAGAAGCGATTAACTTTTCGCCTCGTTCCATTAATCCCCATTGTTGGCTTAAACTGTTCATTGTGTTTTTAGCTGTTGTGTGGATTGAGTTTTGAATGTAGCTTATAATTCCTTGCGATTGATTTTCAAAAGTAGAATCTTTAGCAAAGAAGTTTAAAACGTCCTTATTCATTTCAAACGCTAATAAACACTTATTAGCATCGTCTGCAAACTGGTCGTCTAAAAACAGTTTTTTCATGTCGCTAACTAAGTGCTGAACACTCATAGCTGAATTAGTAATAATTAGGTTTTTATTATCTAATTTACGCTCGATGTCTAGCTTGTCATTATCTCTTATTTGCGCCTCGTTTCCAGTACTTTCGTTTTTAGATAAGTACTTTTGACTAAATTGTAAGTTAATGTTTTTAGCCTTAATATTTTGGTCAATATTATTAAGCACTGTTCTAATTCCTTTTACACGGCTTGGCGATTGAAAAAATGAATTGTTAGTTAATCCGTTTGATAAATCGTATAACGGTATCAAATCGGATAACATTAACTCGTAGGTAGTATTGTCTAAAGTGTATTTGATTTTACGCTCCCCAAATGTTTTTTTATCCTTTTCAGTAACGATAAACTTATTTATCTTATGAGCATTGTTTAAGTCAATTTCACTAGGGATAAGGTTGTATATTGCTTTTGGTAGTTCGTTTGCAAATGCTTTCTTTTGGTAGATGTAATCAGTTCCCGACGACGATAAAAACCACATTTGCTGAAAAAAGAAATCCTCTTTTGATTGAAAGTAGTTAGGATTGTTTAAAAGTTTGATGTAAGGACTATTCTCAATTACAATACCCTTTGAATTAACGTGCTTAATCTCCATTTGTGAATACAAACGGCTACGCAAAGCAATGATTGTCATTAAGACTGGATTATCTAACGACAATTTTAAATACTTTTCGTTATCTACAAAGTCATTACCACCATCTAAAAGGGTGTATATAACCTGTCCTAATCGATTACGCTCGACTCTAAACAGTTCACGCCCAAATAAGGAAACTGATTTTACTACTTCCATTAAAAATATCTCTGTCTCACGACGTTAACAAAAAGAGCATTGATATTCGGGTACTCCTGCAATATTTAATTAGGCTTATACTCCTGCCTCTACAATGCTAATATTTCACAAATATATAAAACTTATTTAGAATAATTACAAATAAGCAAATATTTTTTTATTTTACACATAAATAAATGCTGTGTTGTTTTTATTTTTGCTAGTCAACTTACAGATTAAAGTGTTGTGTTTTATATTGTAAAGGTCGCTTACCTCTTTGGCTGATTTGTAAAAAACACCAGTGTTTATATCTAAAACTATTTTAGCACTTGCACTTTTATCAGACATTTTTCTTTTTGTTTCTTCACTTAATTTAGTTCCAATATGAGCTAAAGATAATTTATTTTTTAATTCAATAGAAGCTTTTTGCCCCTTGTTATGCGGTATTCTACCTTTATTTTTTAATGCAATTTTAAATACGTGTTCTGCTGTTTTCTTTTTTCCTTTATGCGAATTACTGATTTTATTTTTAGTTTGTTGGCTTAGAAACCCGCTTTTATCGTTAGTCTCAGTAAGTCTACAATTCAATCCGCCATTCAATACATTATAGAAGTCTTGCCAATATCTTTCACGCTCGTTTAATAATTCAATGCTACATTCTTCTATAACCTCAAATTTATGGTTTTCAACACCGTGTTTAAGAAAACTTTTTAACAACAATGTTTGTTTTTTTGGTAAATTGTTAAAATAATTATTAAATCTTCTTTTAATGTTATTGCTTTGACCGATATAAACCCTATCGTTAGGGTTTGTTATTTTATAAATTCCTATCATATTGCAATATACAAAATTAAATTGATAAATAACGAGTTTTTACATACCAACTTACGCCCATTCTGCAACAATCTAAGGCGTGGTCATTGCAATTGTCTTCAGGAACATCCAGTTGTATTCCTTGCCAAACTTTCCAGCTATAATTCTCATATTCTTGTTCTAAGTTTATAGAAGAAGCTGTATAATATACATTACACTTTTGTAGCGTTTCAATTCCAGCGTTTATACTTCCGTGTCCTTTTTGTGCAAATATTATATTATAACCACTATTTTTTAACTTTTGTCCTTCTGACTTATTTAATTCGTTTCCGCTGTCTGCTATATTTTCTTTGTTCTTAATAAGTCCTAATTCATTAAACTTATCACTTAAAGTACCTGACATTTCGTTCATTGGTTTATAAAGTCTTTCGTGGAAAAAGAAAGTTTTATCACCATCAAATTTAAATTCTATAACAGAAGTTGGGGCAGACAGCCCAAAATCTGTTGCATAATAGCTTTGATATTTTAAATTATAAAATTCAGCATCACCAATAACTCCCCAATTCTTAAATATACGATTAGGCTTTTCGGCTTTTAATCCTAAGCCATAAACAGTCCAAAGATAGTCCGAAGCTGTTTTCTGATCTATATTGTAAGGCGTAGGCTCGTAAGATAATATTTTTTTCTTTTGCTCTAACGGACAAAACGGGTTATCTCTAAACGTGGAGTGAATTAAAAAAGCATTATCTTGTTTTATTAAATCATCGCTCCAAAGTTTACCAACTGGATTATAATCCATAAATACTGCCGTAGTACAACGCATATCTAACTGGTCGAATGTTTCTTTTGGCATTTTATAAAACTCATTAAACCAAAGATAGTCTGAATGATAACCGTGTACTTTTAATTCATCGTCTGTCCCTTCTATGTTAATAGTTGAACCATTAGGAAGAGTAAATATGCTTTCTGTCTTGTTGAATTTTATAGCATCGTAATTATCAAGTGTTGGGTAATACTTAAGCATATCTTGCAAAATAGTATCTTTACAATCCTTTTTAGTATTACGAAATACAGATAGCTTAGTGCGTGGTTTAGTCCAAGCTAATATCCAAAATATTTGAAGTATCGAAAAAGTCTTACTTGAACGAGACGAACCCGAATTTATAATATATTTATACTTACCGCTTTGTAGTGCGTTCCAGTTTTTTTCAAATACTGGCGTTGCATTAATCTTCATTAGGTTTGGTTATTTCTACTTGGATTGTTGTCGGTGTGTTTTGTATCTTTTCTCCCCCACTCGTTATGTCGGTTTTGTCGCCAAACTTCTTAGGGTTTAATTTTGATAATACCCACTTACGAGCATCAATTTTTAATCTAGCTCTTTGGATAACATCGTGGTTTGTTAGCTCTACACCGTCATCGTTAGTATAGGTATCGTTTACATTATCGTCTGCAATGTTAAGAATGTCATCGAAAATTATATCGGCTCTAATTTCTGTCGCGCGCGCGTATTGTTTCGCTTTATCTTCGTTATTATCTAACCATTGATAAAAAGTTGAAGTACTTGGCATATTATCATCTTTAAGAATATTACGCAAAGCACGTCCTTTTTCAATTTCACCACAAACATAGTTAAATATATCGTCTATTTCTTTTTGACTGTATGCCATTATTATTTCATTTAAACAAGTTAAACCTACCTTAAATAATTTAAAGTAGGTAAACAGTCATTTTAAATTACGACTGCCTTATAGTTAGTTTATTTCTGTTTCTAATAAATCGAAATATCTTTTTATTTTTTCGTGTCCTTCTTTTGAGTAATCGTAAAAAAACTCGTTACCACCAATAGTTAATATAATTTCTGTTTTGTCTTCACTAACGGTGTATTTATCAATTCTATCTAATCTTATTCTATCGCTTTCGTAATAACCTTCAGGAACAATAGGAGTATAAATAGAATCTTCATCATCTATTAATTCAGTAATCCATCTATGCAACTCTACTATCATATACACAAATATACAAAAAACTTATTTAGAATAAATATAAATAACAAAAAAAGTACAAAAAAGTTTTGTGTTAATAAAAATATTACTATCTTTACATCATCAAACTAAAACATATAAAATTATGAAAACAATTATCACAAACAAAGAACTTTACAACGAATTAGTAGTATCAGTAGATGTAAACAACATAAAAAATGTAACTGACAAATCATTTTATGCCAACTTACAAATTGAATTAGCAAACGGAGAAGTAAAAGAAATAGATGGCGAGTTTGGTTACAATGATTATCAAGAAGAATTTGGATTTATATTTTCAAAATAAATTTAAAAAAACAGAAAACATAGAAATTCAATCAACAATTTAACATTAATTTTTAATACTTACTTAAAATGAAAAAATCAGAACTAAAATCAATTATTGAAAATATGGTTATAGCTTTAACAGTTTTTGGCTTAACTTTATTAATGTGTTCAACTTTTTTTAACTAAAACATATAAAATTATGGAACTTAAAAAATCACATAGAGAGTCTTTAATGGCAGAATTAGAAAAAGCAAATGAAGATTTGAATTTACAATCTATTTGTTTAACTAATGTAGTTAAAAATGAAGACCAAAAGCACTTAATAGAATGGTTTGAAATAGCATTGTTTTTAGCTCAAAAAAGGGCAGAGCTTATTAAACAAAGGTTAATTGATAACGAAATAGATTTTTAAAAATATCCAAAATTATGAACTACGAAACAATAGAACTATACGGTGTTAGATTAACTTTACACTACACGGTTGAAGGGATGAATATTCCAGCAACGAGGGATGAACCCGAAGAAACACCCGAAGCAACAATACATAAGATTACAGCTGAAGATAGCGAAATCGATTTGACAAATGTATTACAGGAACATATAGAAGAAGTTTATCAATTATTAAATGAAAAGTTATGAAAAACTCACATATTAAACCCTGTCAAGAAGTCCCTCTCGAACTAAGAAAGCAAATTTATAAAGAAGCGTTGGAGATTGTGGAAGATGTAAAAGTTGAATATGATTGTAAACGATTATGCTTTTTACTGCCTAAAATTTTATGGGGATTTGATTCTGATAACGATTCATGTTATGAAAAAGGATTGCATTTCGCAGATACTCCCTTAATGTTTCCCGAACTAAAAAAGTTTTTAAAAAAAGGAACTTTCTACAGCTACTCAAATAAACAAAGAATTAAATTTTTAAAATCAGTAATATGAGCAAATTTACAGTATTAAACGAGGATAAAATCGCATTATTCAAATACTTAAACGAGTATATAAAAGAGATGCGAGAATTTAAAAAATCTTTTGGGTTGAATAGCGACCAAAAGATTCAGTTACGAAAAGCTAAAACAGATTTGTATAACTTAATAAAAGCGTTATGACAACGCTCGAATTATTTAGACAATCTGACAACGCTCGAATTAAAGCACTTGTCAAAGATTTACCAAAAGTAAATGATAGAACAATGATGTTAGTTCACTCTGACATCTTTCAAAAAAGTATCGAACAATCAAAAATAAATTTGAATTAGTTATGAAAACACCAGTTAAAATGACAGTTGCAGAAATTGAATCAAAATTAGGTCATAAAATAGAAATTGTAAAAGGATGAGAAAAGATTTTAACACGTGGATGCGTGACACAATTAAGTCAGTCCACTACGCAAATAACGAGGCTATGTTAAGAGCTTTTGAAAAGCAAAGCAAAGCACAACGATTAAAAAAAGAAAATTATAAAAATGAAAAAAGAAACAATTTCAGAGGAGAACTGGCGACTTAGACAGTTAGCAATAGAAACATCAAAAAGAGTTAAACACAACACTTTTACATTTATTAGTAAGGGTGTTGTTAAAAAGGTAGCGTTATGAAACTATACACAAGAAAAGATATGCGTTTAGCTACTGGAAAAAGCAAAGAGTTTGTTTACAATTATTTATTTATTAACAAAATAGCACCAGTTAAAATTTTAGATGTTAAAGTAGGTCAATCGAGTTATTTTTATTCTCAAAAAGTTTGTGATGAATTTATACTTTATTGCGCTAACAGAAAAAGCAAACTACATTTAAAATATGTTCAGAAAATAGGCAAAAATATATTTTGCGATTTGGATTTAAATTTAGTTATAGAAAGTAAAATGAATTACACTCCATTAAGCAAACTAAACGCTATTTAGTTTGTTTCTAAATACTTAAATGCTTATTTTTGTGTATGTTAAAATTTAAAAATAACCTTAAATTAGAATTATGAAAGATTTATTTATGCAGATTCAAGAAGAACTGCACAACGTACGTCAACAATCAGTTGAGGGCGAATTATCAAATTTAGACGCATTAATTAAAATGCGTAATGCTAAAACAGAAGCCGAGAAAGTTTTAGAAATCGTAAAAAACTTTGAGGATGAAAGATTAAATGAAATTAGCGCAGAAGCAGAATCTTACAACGGAAAATATTGTGGATTTGAAATAAAAGCGGTTAATGGGCGTAAAACTTTTAGCTTTAAAGGAATTGAAGAAATAGAAAATAAAGAGGCTGAAAAAAAACAACTTTGCGAAAAATATCAAAGTGCTTTTGATGGTTTTCAAAAAGGGACAGTTCAAACAGTAGAAGAAGAAGGCGTAAGATATTGGATTGATGAAAATGGCGAACTAAAAAAGTTTCCTGAATTAAGTATAGGAAAATCTTATCTAACAGTAAAACTAAGTAAATAATTTTGTATATTTACATATCATAATAACAGTTGGAAGGTTTACCCAACGTAATTGTAGACCATAAATAAATATATATTATGAGTAATCGTAGAAATGCGTTTAACACGCCACAATCAAATCCAGCTACTAAATTTTTAGAGTGGAAATCCAACGACAAATGTTTTGAGTATTACAACAAAGAAAAACAAGAGAAAGTACAAGTAAAACTTCCTTTTCGTTTTTTAGTCTTAGATGAATTACATACTGTTAAAGGATGGAACGACCCAACGCAAAGCGGTATTTTTTCTAATGAGGTTAAATTTATCTCTAAAGAAATAATGACTGTTAAACCATTTAAGGGGAATGAAATTGCAAAAGGTCTTTACAAAGATATTAAAGAAAAAGTACAGTCTGCTGGAGGTCATTATGTAAAATCTATTTACATTATGCTTGAAGATGGAACTTTAGCTAATTTACAACTTAAGGGTAGTTCAGTTCAAGAGTGGGGTGTTTTCACTCAAAAAACACGTAATAGATTGCCTGACGAATGGATTTGCGTTTCAAAAGTTAAAGAAGGTAAGAAAGGCGCTGTTAAATTTAATGCTCCTTTATTTGAATTTGAAAGGTCATTAAGTAATAAAGAAGCAGTACAAGCTGATGAGGTTTTTGAAATTTTAGAAGCATATCTTAAAAGCTATTTAACAAAGGCTGAACCAGATGTAAATGAAATTGAAGTAGAAGAAGAAGAAATAATAGATGAATTAAATTTTTAATACATCAAAAACACCATAAAAACAGCATCCAATCAGGATGCTGTTTTGTTTTATACCTTTAAAATCAATTAGTTATAAATATAAAAACAGCAAAACAGCATTTTTTTGAATTTCGCTACAAAAAATATTTTTTTTAATACTTTTAAAAATATATATAAAGAAAATGCTGTTTTTTTGTGTTTTGCTGTATTAAGAAATCTAACTATTTGATAATCAATAAAAGTTATTTTTTTCTTTAGTGTTTTGTATTTTGTATTGCTGTTTTTTATATATTTGTAATTATTATTATTTATTTATTTATGAAATTATTTATAGTCAACAAAGAGGAGTTTGACAAAGAGTTTCCAGGTTCTCAAAAAGAAATACACCGTAAGGCTTTTAATTATTTAATGCAATCTATTGGTTACGATGACACAATTCCAAATGTTATTAAAATAGATGCAGAATTTCGTACTGTTGTATTTGAATTAGTTAATTCAAAAAATGATGTTTATTTTTATTCTTTTAAAATATGATAACATTATTTAAAAAAATAACAGACGTTGAAAATCCTTTTTATAAAGATATAAAAGAGGTTTTACTTTCTTTTAAAGATGGATCTAATGCTTCTAAAATTGAAGCTATTAGAAACGAAAAAAACAAAGACAAAAGAAACGCTTTGAAAGAAAAACTTGTTTCTGTTTGTTTTAGTGGGGAATTTTCAAGAAGGGCAGCTAAAAACATTGTAAAACATTCGGGTTTTTGTTGTTTAGATTTTGACAATCTACCAAGCTATGATGATGCTGTATGTTTACGTGATAGTTTGCAAGATAATGAGTTTATCTATTCTGCTTTCATAAGTCCTTCGGGTAATGGTGTTAAAGCTATTGTCAAAATACCGAATGAAATTGAAAATCATAAAAAATATTACGAGGCACTTTGTGAAACTTTTGACAGTTTCTTAGACAGCAAAACAAAAGATGTTTCGAGAGTTTGTTATGAAAGCTACGACCCTGATTTGTTTATTAATGAAAATTCAAAAGTTTGGGTATTAAAAAAAGAGTATACGGAAGTTTCTCAAAAATCTAATTACCCAAAACATTTTCAAATAATAGATACTTCAAAAAAGGTAGATGTTATAGTTAAATGGTTTAATAAAAAGTTTACATTAAATGCTGGAGAGAGAAATAACAATCTTTTTAAATTAGCTTGTGGATTAAACCGTGCTGGTTTACCAAAAGATGAAGCATTATCGATGTTTAAGAATTTTTATTCTGTTGGTCTTAGTGATTCAGAATTAGAAAACATTATTAAAAGTGCATATAAAAACACAAGCGAATTTGATACACTTGTCTTAGTCGACGACAATAAAATAAAGGAGGCAAACGACATTTTAAAAAAGGGAGTACAGAAAGCAAAAAAACAATTTCGCAAAGAAGGATTGACAGATTCAGACATTGACGATATTATAGATTTTGATTTTGAGGATGACTTTTTGATATTTTGGGATACTGATAAAAATGGCAAATTATCATTAAACGATTTTAAGTTTAAATTGTTTTTAGAAAATAGAGGATTTTACAAAGTTCAATTAAATGAACAAGAATTTACATTTGTAAAAGTTTATAATAATATTATAAACGAGGTCAATGAAGTTCATATAAAAGATTTTGTTTTAAACCACGTTGTTGAGGTAGATATGAATGTTTATAACTTTTTTGCCAAATCAACAACAAAGTTTACAGAAAGTTATTTAAACCAATTAGCCACAAAAGAACTTTCAATGATAAGGGACAATGAAAGTGAAAGTTATTTGTTTTTTACCAATGGTGTTTTAAAAATAACAAAAGACAAAACAGAAATTATTGATTACATTGATATAGGTGGATTTGTGTGGCAGAAAAATATAATACCACATGAATATAAAGAAACAAATTTAAAATCTGATTTTGAGAAATTTATTTTAAATGTTTCAAATAACGATTTAGATAGAAAAATCATTATAGAAACGGCTTTAGGTTATCTTTTAAACAATTATAAAAAACAAGATGAAGGGTTAGCGATTATATTTTATGATGAAACATTAAATGATAATCCAAGTGGTCGAACTGGTAAAACGTTAATATCAAAAGCGTTAAGTCATTGCAGAAAATTAGTAACATTAAATGGTAAAGAGTTTAACAATAAAGGGCAGTTTCCATATCAAACTATTAATTTAGATGATAATATCATTTGCTTCGATGATATGGAACGTTCTTTTAAATTTGAAACCTTGTTTAGTATTATAACTGGTAATTTAACTTTAAATAAAAAAAACCTACAACCTATTGAAATTCCATTTTCAAAAAGCCCTAAAATAATGTTCACATCTAATTATATACTTTCTGGCGTTGGAGATAGCCACGATGCAAGAAAAATAGAAATAGAACTTTATAGACATTACTCTAAAAATTACAAGCCTATAAATGAATTTGGTAAATTGTTTTTTAGTCAATGGAATAAAGAGGAATGGGATAGTTTTTATTGCTATATGGTTTCTAATATTCAGAAATATTTTGATAAAGGTCTTTTATATTCAGAACTTAAAACGGGTAAAACTAAAAAGTTGATTGCAAATACTTGTGAGGATTTTTATGATTTTTGCGAGAACGAGTTTCTGTGGCAAGAAAGTCATTATTACGCTACTAAAGAAGTTATGCAATCTTATAATGATGGGCATAGAGAAATACCAAGAAATATGAATGTAAGTTGGTTCGGCAGATGGTTAGGCGCATATTTTGAGTTCAAAGGATGGAAACGTGAGGACAGCACAAGTGGAGGTGTCCGTAAGTTTTGTGTATCAGGATTTGAGAGTAAGCAAAAAAATGATGATATAGACTTTTAATTATGAAACAACTTAGAAACTATCAAATAAGATTAGCTAAAGACGGATGCGAATTACTACAACGTAAAAATATAGTTTATTTGGCAATGGAAGTAAGGACTGGTAAAACAGTTACAGCTTTAGAAATAGCAAAGTTGTATAATGCTAAAAAAGTTTTGTTTTTAACTAAAAAACGAGCAGTTGATGGGATTTTAAAAGATTATAACGATTTTGGTTATGAATTTGAATTATTGGTTTGGAATGATGAAAGTTTGCATAAAATTACTGATTCTGATTTTGATTTAGTTATACACGACGAGCATCATAGATTTGGAGCGTATCCAAAACCAAACGTAACGGCTAAATTATTTAAAGAGAAGTTTGGGGATTTGCCTATGATTTTTTTATCTGGAACGCCAACGCCTGAAAGTCATTCCCAATGGTATCATCAATTTTGGGTAAGTAACCACTCGCCTTTTAATGATTTTAAAAACTTCTATAAATGGGCAGATGAGTATGTAGATGTAAAGATGCGTTACTTAGCGCACGGACAAGTAAAAGATTATTCAAATGCTCGTAAAAAAGATTTTTGGCATAGGATAAGATATTACATTCTCACTTTCACACAAGTAGAAGCTGGATTTGAAACACAAGTACACGAAAATGTTTTGTATTGTGATATGGATGCGATAACCTATAAAATTGTCGAAAGATTAAAACGTGATTTTGTAGTTCAAAATAAAGAAGGTCAAATGATTTTAGCAGATACTGGAGTTAAATTACAGCAAAAGTTACATCAGATTTATAGTGGAACTTGTAAGTTTGAGGATGGTAGCAGTAAAGTAATTGATTTAAGTAAGGCAATTTTTATTGAAAACTATTTTAAAGGTCATAAAATAGCAATATTCTACAAGTTTGTAGAAGAGTGGAACGCATTAAAAAATATATTTAGGAATAAAATAACAAACGACTTAGAAGAGTTTAATAATACAGACAAACATATTGCATTGCAAATTGTTTCAGGCAGTGAAGGGATAAGTTTAAGTAAAGCTAAATATTTAGTTTACTATAATATCGACTTTAGCAGTAAGTTATACTGGCAGTCAAGGGATAGACTAACTACAATGGACAGGAAAGCAAACGATGTTTACTGGGTATTTGCTAACGATGGTATAGAAGATAAAATTTATAAAACAGTACAACAAAAAAAAGACTACACTAATGAAATCTTCAAACGTGATTTTGGAATCAAAAAGACAAAGCAAAATAATCAATCAACTAACAAAAGAGGGTTGGCTTTGTATAAAGCTAATTAAAACATCTAAAAATGGGATTCCAGATTTGTTGTGTCTTAGGCAAGGAGTTGCTATGTTTGTAGAAGTCAAACAACCTACTGGCAAATTATCAGAACTGCAAAAAGTAAAAATAAAAGAATTAGAAAGTTTAGGATTTGAATGTAAAATATGGACTGATTATGAGTGCGATTTTAGTAGAAAAGAATAGAATTAATTTAAGTTTTGAAACGCAAATATCAAAAAAAGGTAGACCTTTTCGGTTAAGTGGTATTTCTTTAGTGACAACAAAACCAGCAATATATATTAAAGGCATAAAGGCTTTCAGACACGGAACTATTTACAGTTTTAGATACCTTGATGTAGATAATGAGTTTTTTGAATTTGAATTTGATGCGTTTGATAATTTTGTATGTAAAGTTTAAAAAAGATTATCGCTTTGCAAGTTATTTAGAACAATTATAAATTACTAAAACTGTAAATAATAATAAAATAATTAGTATATTTGTTTAATGATAAAGGATTTTTAGCAGAATGTTTAATCGAAGCACTAAAGAAAAAAAAAGAAAAAAAGATGGATGGAAATAAATAAAATATACAACGAAGATTGCTTACTAACTATGAAAAGATTAGATGGTAAAGTAAATGCAGTAATAACTTCACCGCCTTATAAAATATAGAATAAAACCCAAACAATTAAAAATTATGTATAAAAAACTATTTGAATTATCAGGAAAAGACAAAGCTGAAATAGCACGTATTTTAAACGTTAGCTACCAGCAAATCAAACAATATCAAAAATCAAAAAATATCGATGTAGATAGATTTGTTTCTTTTGGAAAATTGCTTGGGTTTGATGAAAAGCAATTAACAAATATTGTTGTTGATGAAATTAGAGAGGTTGTTAGAGGGTAACGTTTTGCGGCTTGCCGAAGTGCCGCATAGCAGAAACTTCGGATTTTAGCAGGAACTTTCTTGCGGCATTTTGGCAAACCTCTGTTATGCGTATGTGCCGACTTGTTTAGCGGAATGTTCATTTGGAAACGAAAACAACTTTTAATAAATTTTGAGCGATGGGAATAGATAAAATAGGAAACAAGAAAAACAATTTTACAAGCAAAAGTATTGAGTATAGCACTCCCTTGGCGATAGTTCAGCCATTGATAAACGAATTTTCAATAACTAAAGACGTATGTGCAAGTCAGATAAACCATAAACTACCTGACTATTGGACAAAGGAAGATGATGCTTTGACTAAAGATTGGATTGGTAACTGCTGGATGAACCCACCATTTGATAGAAACTTAGCAAAATGGGTAAGAAAAGCATCTGATGAAGCCGATAGAAATGGGGGAACAAAAGTTTGTTTGATACCTGTTAGAAGCAATACTAAATGGTGGGCTGAACTTTCGCCTAAATCTGAAATTCGTTTTATCAATGGCGAGGTAAATTTCAATGATGAGCCGAGAGGATTATGGATGGGGATGTGTATAATCATTTTTGGCGAAAAGGCTAAAAAAGGAACATTCAGCATCATTGATTATAGGAGCGTTGGCAAAAATTTATTAAAAGTTGAACCGTAAATGTCAATCGAGAACGTCAGCAAGGCATTACGCATAACGCTCCGAGTGTTTGCGAAGTTCGTAATCAATTTATTGATTTAAGAACTGGTAGCAATCACAGAGGCACGAATTTAGCAAACGCTCTGTTAAGAGAAGTTTGCTTCGTGCATCGAGTGAAACTCGGAGCGTTAAGCAAAATTAGAGTGTTGGTAGCCTTGTGTAACGAGGCGAAACGCTCGGTGCGAAGCAAATTTTGCTTAACGTTTGCGGCTTTGTGCAGGTGGGGCATTAAAGCACGAAAGTTTCAACGCACCACTAAACTTAATTAAAAGAACAAATGATGAATTTAGCAGACAACCCCCACTTGCACAAAACCGATGTTAGCCGCAGTACTTTGTTCTGGGCTGATTGCTTTGATGTTTTTCCTTCAATACCTAATAAAAGTATTGATGCTATTATTGCCGACTTGCCTTATGGGACAACTGCCTGTAAGTGGGATAGTATTTTACCATTGGATAAACTTTGGCAAGAATACAAACGCATTTTAAAAGACAGCGGGTGTATTGTATTGACAGCAACAAATCCGTTTGCAGCAGCACTCATAATGAGCGAACCAAAGATGTTTAAGTATGAGTGGATATGGGACAAAGTAAGCCACTCAAACCCATTTGTTGCAAAATATAGATGCCTTGCTGTACACGAACAGATTTTGGTTTTTGCAAAAGGTAAAACAACCTATAACCCACAAATGGTCAAAAACAATTTCGTTTTGAATGGAGATTTGCCAAATGGAAAACACTTAGGAGAACTTTTTATAAACAAAAATAAAGGAGCGAAAAGAAATGACACGGAATTTAGCAACCCTAAAAGTATAATACAAATAAAACGTGCAGGTACATTTGGTAAGCAAGATATTAAAAATGAACACCCAACTGCCAAGCCTATTGAACTTATGGAATACCTTGTGAAAACCTATACAAATGAAAACGAAATAGTATTAGACAACACAATGGGTTCAGGAACTACTGGGTTGGCTTGTCTGAAAACAAATCGGCAATTTATAGGTATTGAAAAAGAAAAACAATATTACGATGTCGCTGTTCGGAGGCTGTCCGAGTATTGCGGCTAACGGATGGTGCTATGAGCAGGTTTGCCTTGCAGAAATGTTCAAATTTAGCACAAATGTTATTGGCAAACTTGCTTATAGCACGTGTTATACGCTGGCACGGTTAATTAAACGATAAACTTAAATTGAAACATAAAACAAATTTTTTATTAAAATGAGCGAGGGAAAAAAAGAAATATTATTAGGTGATTGTTTGGAACTTATGAAGGATATACCAAACGGAAGTATTGATATGATACTTTGTGATTTACCTTATGGAACAACAGCCTGTAAATGGGATACAATAATACCATTTGATAAACTTTGGGAGCAATACGAAAGGATTATAAAGCCTAATGGTGCAATAGTATTGACTGCTTCGCAACCATTTACAAGTGCTTTAGTAATGAGCAACCCAAAACTGTTTAAACACCAATGGCAATGGATTAAAAACAAACCTACTGGAGCATTTAGTGCTAAATATATGCCAATGAAAGCGAATGAAGATGTATTGGTGTTTTGTAAAAATAAAGCGAATTACTACCCAATAATGGTAAAAAGAACTGAAAAGGAATTTAAAGAATGTTATCGCAAAAATGATAGTAAAAGTTGGGGAAACAATATTCAAAACCACAAAGACAATTTGATAATAAGAAAGCCAAAAGATGAACAATGGTTTAAATATCCAACTAATATTTTGAATATTGCAAAAGATGATAAAAGAGATGGAACACAACACCCAACACAAAAACCGATTGAATTATTTGAATACCTTGTTAAAACCTATACAAAAGAGAATGATTTGGTTTTAGATAATTGTGCTGGAAGCGGAACTACTGCAATTGCTTGTTTGAATACCAATAGACAATTTATTGTAATGGAGCAAGAACCTAATTATTTTGAAAAAATAAAAAAGAGGGTGGGAGATTTTAATAAAAAATTTGAAACGCAAACTCTCTTTGGAAACGAAATGTAGTGCTTGCGTATAACTATTGTATAAGCGAAACTCACCCATTTAAACCCTTATAAACAAAGAACAAAACCCTTTACAAAAAA